TCCATAATTGTACAGCCTTCAGATTCGACTAAATCGATAATCTTGTTGCTGAATTCACTAATTTCATTTTTTGTTGGCATAATTATTTTTTCGCATAAAAGATATGATTGCCAATTTTCCTGACAAACTTGGTATTCGACCATTCCGGATTAACATATACTGCATGGTAGAACATTGCTTTAGCTTTGGCAAGCTCTTCATGTAACACCGATTCGGTTAATGCACGCCTTGCAATATAAAGGCATTCTTCCCATGCATATCTATTTTTCACTTGAGGTTTATTCTCTTCACATGTCCAAGAGAATTGGCATGTGGCACCAGTTTTCTGGTACACAACGCCGCAAATATCAGAAGGATAATTTCCATTGTTTGCACGATTAATTGTGACCTGTGCGACGGCCAGTTTGCCTTCATGTGATTCCATGGCGGCTTCATAGTAAAGATTTTTTGCCATACAAATGATTTGTTTATTGAAATCACTTGATACTTGATTAACAAGATTTGGTTTTGTTTGTGCCGATATTGGCAAAACCATCGAAAGAATAACGAAAGCTAAAGTTTTGGAAAACTTCATTATTTCTCCTTGTGTGTGTAAGGAGGGGACAAAGCCCCTCCAACCCTCAAGAAATTTTAAATCTTCTTGTTAGTAACTTTTACAACAGGTTCGGACTGCTGAATGTTAGAAACAAAACCATTGAGCGTTTGAGCTCTGGTGATAATTTCTTGTTCTGAGGGAATGGTCGGTAAAGTTGGATGTTCGGGTGGTGTTTCACCCTTGGACCTTGCCGTATCGCATTTGATGTTCCAGTCTTGTTGAAGACGGTCTCTCTCTGCGTGATAAGAATCATATAACATGTCTCTTGCCATTTTTAGTAGTTCAAGACGAATTTCAAAAGGTGTCATGTTACTCATATTAATCTCCTTGTGTGTTATGAGTTGTGTGTAAAATGGTTGGTTATTCTGTTACGAGGAAACCAACCGAAACCCTAGGCTGCGTTTAGGCGGCCAATCTGTATTCGCTATCGTTTGCGTTTACTTTTTTTGCTGGATTTACGGTCATCGCCTACCGTGCTGTCCACTCTGTTACTCTTTGCCCTGTCGAAACCTAGTCACCCCCATCAGAAACATTCTGTTTAGTTCTTTCGATCCGTCCTCGTCAGGTAGGGATAGAATGCTTTTGGTGGAGGTGGGGAGAATCGAACTCCCGTCCAGAACACTTTTCTCTTTGCTTCATACAGCAATAAACTGTAGTATATCTCTTATTTATTTATTTGTCAAGAGTTTTTATGGTATAAATAGGTGTGGATCGCCAGACTCTCACCTCCGCATCCACTCTAACATTAAAGGGAATGTCAGCATGAATATTTATAGTTACTATGTTTACGCCTATCTTAGAAATGATGGAACACCATATTATATTGGAAAAGGCAAGAAAAAAAGATCACATTCAAAACATAAAAGTGTACCAGTACCAAAAGATAATAAATTCATAGTTATTTTAGAAAAAAATTTATCTGAACTTGGTGCTTTCGCCTTAGAAAGAAGATATATTCGATGGTATGGCAGAAAAGACAATAAAACAGGAATTTTAATAAACAGAACAGATGGAGGCGAAGGCGTTTCTGGTCGAAAAACTCCACAACATTTGAAAGATTATTATTCAAAAATATTCAGTGGTCGAAAAATTCCATATTTAAGAACAGAAACACATAACAAAAATCACAGCAATTTTATGATTGGAAATAAAAATGCTGTTGGTTCCAAAAGAAGTGACTTAAACAAAAAGTCGGTGTCATGTTTACATTGTCGTAAAGAATATAGTAGAGGACAATTTGCAAATCACACTAAGAGTTTTTCTTAAAATATTCAATTGCGCGAACTAATCCTTCAATGTGGTCCGAAGTTTTTTGTTGCATTACTATTGGTTTGTCGTTTTCTACAGCCATAATAATTACAAGATCATTGATTGGTATACCAACAATTTCTTCATAAAAAAGAGCATATGCTGTTGTTTGCCACCAATAATCCTCAACTTGTTCAACAGTTTTAATCTTCTTAGAAGTCTTAAAATCAATTACAGACAACACACCATCAAACTCACCAATACAGTCTACACGCCCAGCCAAACCCAACTGTTCAGACCACAATGCAACCTCTTGGTAATGAATGTTATTAATACGGTTCAATAAAGGTTTGAGTGACCTGAACATTTCAAAAGCATCAGGCATCATTTCACCCAATTCTTCATTGTTCAAATACTTTTCACATAGAGTATGCACATTTGTACCTCTTGACGTTGCCTGCCTCGAAATCTTATTTGCAACCTCTTCACCAACCCTACGGCGCCACTCCATGATGGCCTGTTTCTTTTGCGCGCCAACAACTGTAGTCACAGAAGGTAGTTTAGAACCACTCGGTGTAACATAATATCTTTTTCCATCCGGTGCAGTTTCAGAAACTAACTCCGGCAATTTCATTGGCGGGCAATAATTAAACATATTCTTCTTTCTTCAATAATCAAGTTCTTCGCAAGCCACGATCCACTGCTTGACTAAACTACTTCTAACAATATCATCAGGTGTAAAATAAACCTCCTGAAACGATGGCATCTTTCTGGCAACCTCTAAGAAGTTGTGAAAGGCACTCTGATCTCTATTATTCTTAATTAGGTCAGTTTGTTTGAAGTCACCAGAGAAAATGATCTTCGAACGATGCCCAACGCGAGTAATAATCGTATTCACTTCAGACCAGTTCAGGTTCTGATTCTCATCAACAATAATGATTGCGTCATCAATAGAGATACCGCGAATTGCAGTTGTTGAAATGAATCGAGCGTGCCCTTGTTCCTTTAATCTATCCCATGCATCCGATCTACCGAATAGTGTATGACAAATTTCTTTATATGGCAACTCATAGATTTCCTGTTTCTCTTCTAGTGAACCTGGTAAGAAACCAACATCACGCAACTGTACCAAACTACGAACTACAACAACCTGTTTGAATGAATTTGTCTTGTCTAATACCTCTTCTAAAGATTTGTATAATGCCAAAAAAGTTTTGCCTACTCCTGGGCTTCCAAAGAGACCCATGAAGTAGGCACCGCCCTTATACATCTCAAAGAAAATCCTCTGGTTTTCTGTCAGAGGTTCAAATGTCTTTAGATGATCTAATTTTATCTTAAGTGAATTGTTTGTGACTGGTTGGTGTCTTGTCCTATTAACACTCTCTTCGTCTTGCTGTTCGATATGTCTGGCTGCTGTTTTCTTTGTGACCATCAACTCTCCCTTTTAGTAATGCAGAAACTTTTTTCTTGGGAACAACAGGTTTTTTCTTCTGTTGTTCCTTTGTCTGAGGTTTTTTATTCTCAGAAGATTTCTTGGGTAAGAACAGTGCGGGAATCTGAGCCATTACCATTCCCTCGGCATCTTTGTTTTGTGACCAGCTTTGATAGTGTTTCCAGGCACACTTTCTTTAATACGGTTGATGACGTACTTCTCAAAGGTGGAATCTGCCTTGCCTGTTCCTGGTGTGTCCATACGCATTCCGTCACCTAAGCCAGGGATGCTGTCAGATGAGAAATGTCGTTGGAGGTGTGGATTGTTTTCTTTGAAGGAATCATACTCAGAGAGTCTCATTGTATGCTCTTCAACTTCACCAGTGTTTATATTTAAAAATGTATAAATCATAATTCTATTTATGCGTTGTTTTATTCTTAATCCAACCAGTCAGGTTTAGGTACTTCAATTGCCCAATGTACTACGCACCAATCTTCGATGCAGTTTTTTCTACACAAATCACAACTAGGTACATTCTCAATCATCTTACCCGACCAATACTTGTAATATGAATCTATGATTTGGTCTTCAGACCAAATTTCATCCACGTGTTGACCAAATTCACCCGGAAAAGAAATAGAATAATACTTCATACATTGTACCACTCTGGTGTTGGACGGGAATTGACTTTGCCTTTCCATGAGGCAAAACGAATCTTGTCCTTTATATAGTAATTATGATATGACTTAAGTGAATCATATTTACGACCAGGCACTGGATTTTCGGCAATGATCTTCAGTTCGGGTGGCATTGCAGGTGTCGGTGCAAAGAATTCACCATCTTTGATATTTTCTGGCCTCAGATAGAGTGCAGCACTAAGCTTCTCACATTCATGTTTACGACCATAACGATAGGTGTATTCTTGCAGCAAATGATGCCACAGACGATGCAAATACAAATAGTTTTGTTTGTTCTCGCGGCACCAGATAGCCGATGGATGGTTGATGTGTGATGCCTTGTATAGAGTAGATTCCATAAAAGGATCATCCATACGCCAGCGTTTGATACGGCGACCATTTGCTGTCAGATCGGTGTATTCTGTGCCATCAAGGACACGGTGTGCCGTTGACATGAGCTGTGCATATTCGATAACCATCTTACAGGTATGTTTACTAATGTGTTGTTCAGCACAGATTTTTGGATCAGGATCAAGATAGAAGATGTTCATTCTTCATCTCCTAACCAAACCAACACATCTGCTTGTCCAGTGAATACCATCCAAGCGGCAGTTATTCTTTTTCGTAGATTTATTCCTGGCCATGACATGGGTCTTGCCTGAGTCCATAATCCATTTTTTCCAGCGGATTGAACATCCCAACATTTGATTTGGTCCGCAGAATAT